TATTTATAAATATATGAAAAGTTATTACTCTCGTATTTGTGATTCATCTAATAATGAATTTCCTTTAATATCCGATTCAAAAATCATTTGTTTCTTTTGATTTTTAATACTATTAAAAGCATATGCATTTTTGTTTCGTTTTGTTTTAGTTTCCAATGCTAAAGGAGACCCACCTTTATATTGAGGTTTTATTGAATCTGATTCATCGTTGTCTTGGGTTACACCTGCTGTACCAATTCTATCTTTCCCAAAAGCATTGTCTTGTGTATTTCTATCAGTTACATTTTCTTTTGGTCTTCCAAGAGGTTCTTTTTCATCATATCCTTCAGGTACTTCTCCATTTTCATATCTTTGTCTTCCATATAAAGAAGCTAAATCATGTGGTGTACCATAAGATTTACCTGTTTCAAGTGGATCATTTCCTTCATTTTCAACTTGAGTTAAACGGAATTTACGTTTAGCATCTTGAAGAATCAAGTCTCTATATTCGTCATATTGATCTTCACTCATATGGAATAATTTTTCATATATAAAGTCAGTAGGGAATATTTTAGCTTCAATCATAGCATTTGCTACTTCTACTTTTTCTTTCATTAATGCTAATCTTTCTTGATCATATATTATTGAAGGAGTAGTTAATGAAAGTTCAAAATTTGTTAAACTCTCATCAGTATAACCTTGAGCATATAAGTGAACTAATGCTATTTTAGTTAATTCTGAAACTAGAATACGTTGGATACGTTCAATTGTGCGAGCAAATCTAATATCTTCAGCTGCTAATGTCGCTTTACCAGTTAAATCTTTTTCATACCCCATAAATGCTTTAGGTACTTTAAGGGCAGCAAATAATTTATCTCTTAAATACTCAACATCTTGAATCCCATCATATTGTAAACCACCTAAATTATCTATTTTGGTTGCTTGATCATTACCTCTAACAGGAATATAGAAATCTTCAAGTAAATTTTGCATGTTGTACTTCAAGTTATAATCACCTGTTTGTTGATCAATGTATGGAGTACGTTTCATTTTGGAAATTGTTTTTTGCATGAAATTTTCTACTTCAGCAGGTGCAATATTTCCAACATTAATGTAAAATATACGTTTTTCAGGTGCTCTAACTATACGATGAATTAACATTGCATCTTCCATCATCGTATATTGTTTAAATAATTTACGAGCAGGTTCTAAATATGATCTACCATAAGGTAAAAAGTTAGTATCTGTTAATAAACGAAAATGGGCCATTTCGTAATTGTCAAAGAAAATAGCTCTTGCTTGATTTCCTGAATTTGGTACATTATAATAACCATAATCTGAAGGGGATGAAATACCATTTGGATCAAATCTAAATCTTACAGACATTGGATGGTCTTTGTCGTATCCGTCTTGTCTTTCAATATGGAATGCATTGTATGGTATAACATTATATACACCAAATTTTTCAGCAATTTCTAATTTTAAGAAAAAATCACCATATTTTAACATGTTACGAGTCCAAGGCCATAAGTTAAATTCTACATTTAATACATCGTAAAATAAATTATATAGAATTTTTTGAATATCTTCGTCAGATGATTTAATTTGTAATACTTCACCCATGTCATTACGTAAAGTACTTTCATCAGCTATAATATCTAGAGCAGAGGCGACAATAGCATCTGTATCCATTGAGTCATATTCAGAATAAAGTGTAGGGCGTAATGTTTGATAGTTGAAACTACTTTGGTATCCATATATTGATGTGTGTGAATTAGTGTAAATCCTATTAAATCTATCTACTAGAGCATTTGTTTCATATTCACCTGAAACTTGGATTTTGTTTATATCAACTACTTTAAGTTGAGATCCACCTTCATTACGGATAATTACATCTGTTGAAAATAGTCGTTTTAATCTTGAAAATAATCTAGTATCTGCCATATCGATTTATATTAACCAAGAAATATCTTCTTGATCGTTTGAGTAAGGGTTATCTATCTTAAACGGGTTATTATTGTATTTATTTGGTTGTTGGTTTGAATAACCTCCAGAATATCCATGATGGTTAGTGCTTATGCTATTAAGCATACTTTTGGTCATTTCCATACCACTTTGTCTTAGCTTAAATGCTGTTTCTCTTAAAAATGCTGCTATAGAAAATCCCATAATTAAATCATCATTGTATCCAGATTGTGCTTCTGGTCTACCATTTCTCCATATAAATACTTTCATTTCTTCTATTAGTCTAGCAGATTGAATAATTGCTCCTCTATCTCTAATAGCTTCTTGAAATTTACCAATTGATATTGGACGAGTAGCAGAAGACATTGTAAATCCTGGGGTCATCTTACTATGGTCCATATATGGGTCAAAATAGCTATCCACTGTTAAAACATTTCCTTTAGGTGAAAAATACAAATTATGATACCCTCTATCAAGGATAGTTTGAATAGTTGACCAAGCTATACTAGAATTTTCTGGGGCTAGTAATGCATTATTATATTCTGTTGCTATTGCTACAAGTAAATGTCCAAAATCTTTAGTTCCAATTTGTCCTTTATATTCACCTACTTGTTTATATGTCTCAATATCAATTATATGAAACGTAGAATAATCGGCTCCATCACCTCTAGCAACGTCAGCGGTAATTAAATAGTTACGCGAGTAATCCGCTGGTTCCCAAATCCATAGGTTTTGATCAATTCCACGTTTTTCAAGTGGTTCTCTTATATATGTTTTTTCGTAAAAATCAATTTCATCTGGTAAAAATACTGTATCACCTGAGGTGCTAAAATCACAATCACATTCTTGTGCTGCCATTTTAGGTCCTAAATCAGCATCTTGTTGATCTCTCCATGCTTGATCTCTTTCAGGGTGTACACTCCAAGGTAAACGAATAGGTAAAAAACTATTTTCACCCATTTCTGATGCAATCCATGTTTTATGAAACCAATTACCTGTACCATAAGGTGTAGATAATGCAATACAACCTCCACCAGTTGCTAAGGTTTGTTGAGCTGAGGCCCATATCTCACCTATATTATGGATAAATGCAGCTTCATCTATTAGTAGCAAAGAAACTGCTTCTGAACGACCTGCATCACTTGATGCTGAAGTTGCTTTAATTTGGGATCCATTTGGCAATCGAAGCGTTAGCTTATTTGCTTCATCTGGTTTGGTTGGAAATTTCAACCATGAAGGTAAGTTTTCATACATAAACTTAACCTTTGTAACCATGTTTTTAGCAGTATCCTGTTTAGTTGCAATACAAAGTACGTTTTTGTCTTGATGGAACATCATCAACCATAAAGAATATCCTGCGGATAATGTAGAAATACCTAGCTGTCTAGATTTTAAAACAATTGAATATGGATTTTCTTGAAATAAAGTTAAAACTCTTTCTTGAAATGGGTATAAATTAAATTGGATTCGACCACGTTTTGGATGCTGAATGTAGCAATATTTTTTCATAAAATATGCTGGTGATGCAGCACATTTAATGTATTCTTCTCGTATTGCTTGTTTCAGTTCGCTGGCCATATTACTTAACTAATGATAATGTAAGTAAGGAAATTAATACTCCCACGAATCCTCCACCAACCCATTTAATTCCTGTTTTTAAATTTTCGTTTTCTCTTTTAAGGCTTTCAACATCTTTTTCTAGACCTGTAATTATGTTGGCTTGTTTTTGTTTAAGTTCATTAAAAGTAGCTACTTGTTTAATACAAGTACTATCCTTTTTGATGTAATCATTTATAACACTATCTTTTTCAACTATAGTCTCATTCAATTGCAAAACTAATTTTTGAGTTTTTTCTAACTCTTTTATTGCAGCGTCTCCTTTAGTCAAATCAGTAGCAATTTTTTGAGCAGTTTTGTAATCGAAACAAATTTTACTTGTATCTTTTTGCGAAAAAATCGTTGAGCTGAGAAGGAGTGTAATTACCAATATCTCTAATTTTCTTATCATAATAAGCACGTATAATCTACTAATATATTATTTAAACTATCAATTTCTTGTTTTTGTTTATCATATTTTGATAGATCTACTTTAGTTGGTTTAAGTAATAACCATAACAGGAGTAAAATGATCGCACCCAAAATTAGGTGCGATACATTTAAAGTTATGGATTTATCTTTTATCATTATTCTACACCTCTACCAGCTGCTCGTTTTAAATCATCAAGCATTGATTTTGAAAATTTGAATTTATCTTTTGCTAATTTTAATATTCCGTCAATTTTAGCTTTATCTTCTTTATTTTTCTTAACGGATGATAAAAATTGATTAAACTTTACTTTTTTTTCTTCAGGTGTAGAAGCTAATTCTTTTGCTGTTTCGTCTTTTTCTAACTCTTTAGCTGAAGGTCCTTCTTCATCATCTGATTTATCTTCTGAAGATTTAGATTCAGGTTTTGGTTTTTCAGTTTTTTCTTTTTTAGGTGCTTCTTTCTTTTCTTCAGATGCTTTTCTACCGCGTTGGTTTTTTTCTGTTCCTAATATTTGTGCAGCTGCATCCTTTTCAATTGTGTTAGTAGCAATATCATCTTTAAATTTATCTCCTGATTTTTCAGCATCAAGCATAACTTTAGTTAATAAATCTTGAAGATTAATATCATGTTCTGCTTTAAGTTCTTTTTTAAGTGCAGATACATATCCTTTTAACCTTGCATTTTTACCTTCACCTGAAAATACTGGGTTTTGTTTTAATTTATCGATTGTGGCTTTTTCGGCTGCTTTTACAGCAGACAATTCAGCATTTTTACCTTGTTTTTCTAATTGAGTTTTTAATTGAACCATACTAGCCATTTCAGCTAATTGTTCAATTTCATTTAATTGATCTTCTTCAAGTGAAGATTGGGAAGAAAATCCATATTCATTTAACGCAGAAGAAATTTCTTCACGTACTATTTCAAGTAAACGAGTTTTTTTCATTTTTATCTAGTTTATTTATAAATATTATGAGAACAACGTCTGTTTAACTTTCTGCACTCTTTCCTCAACACTACCCGTTAATTTAACTATTCTTTGGTTTTTATGACCATATTTATTTAACAAATTTTTAATTTCTTTATCAACTTCCTTTCTATATTCTGCATCTGTTGTTCTGACACCATTATCCTCAATTTCAACTCCTTTAGGTGAAATATAAAATATATAATCATATTCTTTAATTAAATGTGATGCTGCTTGACATATTTCATCTGCTATATAGTATGGTATTGATTCGGCTAAACGTGTAAAAGCCATAACATCAATTACAGTTCTATCTGTAATTATGTTTGGATGAAATAGTTCAGAAGCACGTTCAGCTAAAAATACAAATTGACCTTTTACTGTTGAATCTGTATTTAAAGGAATACCTAAATCGCGTAAATATTTTGAACGTTCTGTTTTAAACTCATATTCTTTAAATTCAGGTAGTTCTCTTAAAGCATTAACTAATGTAGTTTTACCTACACTCATTGTTCCACAAAATCCTATTTTCATTCTTTTATAACTTTTATTGTTTCTTCGTTTAATTTAATAAAATATATTCCTTTAGGCAAATTTTCTCCTAAATTTTCTGAAGATAAATTTGATTCTACTAGTTGGCCATTCATATTGTATATAGTAATTAATGTATCATTTGGTAGATTTAAAGAAAATTTAGTTGAAAACGGGTTTGGTGTTGCTGTTATGGGGGAAGGATCAATAGAATTTTGAACTCTAACATAACACTCATTACCGTAAGCTCCTAAATTAGTTTTAACTCTAATTTTAAATGTAGTATTATTAACACCAGATGAATATGGTAAAATCATATTTAACCTAAAAGAACGAGCTAAAGCACCATATTGAGAAAATTGTCGAGTTAATGTTTCAGTTTGGATAGTATTACCAAAATCATCTAATTTAGAAACCTCAAATGTTGAAAACGAAAAACCAAATAAATTATATGAACTTAATATTGTTGATGTAGATGAAATTATGTATGGATCACTAAATGTTCCGCAATGATCTATATAACCTATACTTGTTAAATATGTTCCATCACATAGTCTAGTTTGTGGATTTGAAACTATTTTTATTATCTTTTCATTTCCCCAAGGAGTCCAATTACCATTTATTAATACTCTAACAGATACTCTTAAAGTTTTTCCATACAAAGATGTATTATTAAAATCAGCTAATTCAAACTCAATATCAGATGGTGATGAAGTTGATTCAGTTCCAAAAGTTGCAGTATAATATGTTGTTGTTCCATTTATTCTATATCTAATTTGATAGTCTTGCACTCCTGGAGAATTGCAGGGATCAAGAAATATTCTTTCATAATGCATGTAATTAACTGTTTTATTGTTATCTTGCTCTCTTACCTTTGATCCTGCAGGAGTAGTTAGATAGCACATATCCCCATAATCTGCTTCCCATGTATTATTAATTTTAACTTTAACTCTAACTTCATATGTTGTAGCATAGTATGCGTATGGGATTAATTCTGGGTAGCCAAAAGTAATTGCATATGTTGTTCCTGTATTTTTTTCATATTCAACTATGTCTCCATTGTTTGGATTATATATTTGAAATTTATATGCTTGAGCTCCGGTGATAGTTTTAGCGTATATTGGGGAGTTTAAACCTAAAAGAGTATCATTACATTGTGATGGCCTTAATTTAGTTAATCCTGCTATAAGTGATAATGGAACAAATAAAAATATAAATAGTAACGATTTCATAATATTTTATTTTAATAAATTTTCTGCTACATAAATTGCTTGTGCACCCGACACTGTAATTCCTCTTGCACTTAAAGCATCACCTACAAAATGCACATTTGGGTATTTTGTTAAACTAAGGTCTTTATAATCCACTAATGGCTCAGGTGATAAATATTTTACTTCAGGAATATAAATACCCCAATCATCTCCTAATGTTGGGAATACTTTTTTCATATCTTCAATAAAATCTTCTACATATTGAAAATATCCACCCATTACCTCTCTTGCACCATCTAAATATTCAATTTGATATGCTGTTACATTATTACCTTCAGATGTTTGGGATGGAGTACGTGATGGACTATAATATAAACCAGTACCATTAAATTGTAATTTATTTACTACATTACGTGACCAAGCAAATGGATCTTCAATACCATTAATTTCCATTAATATACCAAAGTTTGTCATATCGTTTCTATAACGCTCGTCTTTTTTAGCGTGCCCATTATATGAATGATCACCATATGTTTCCTCTACAGCAACATAAGCAGCATTATTGTTTGTACAAAATGAACGTAACGAAACACCTTTATCGTCAAATTTTCTATATAACTTAAAGTCATATGAAATATCAATTAGTTTTTGGAAGTGTTCTTGAGGTGCTTCAAATCGAACTCCAATTTGTACTGATTTAGGTTCATCTGGTAGTTCATATTCATTAGCTAATTGTTGAGCAAAATCAATACCTGATTTACCTACTGCAAAGATAAGATCATCATATACACGTTCATATTCTAAATCTTCAACTAAAGATTTACCTAATACTCTACAATTTTCAAAATCAATAGCATATACTTTAGTTTCCCAAATAAATTGTACACCTTTTTCAACTAAATAATCGTACCAATTTTTAGCAATTTCAGATAAATAATCTGTACCTACGTGCCATACGGGAAACAAACGCAAACCAAAGTATGGTTTAATAAATTCAGGTTCTTCTTCAGGATTTGAACATTGTACTTCCTCTGGTTTAGGGTGGAATCGTTTAAAGTTTGTAATAACTTGATCCATCAATTCCATTGCTTTATCCTCACCACAATACTTTGATAATTGACCTCCAATTGCTGTGTGATAGGTTAATTTGCCATCAGACCAACCTCCAGCACCTAAAAATCCTGTCATTACTTCTTCAGGTTTACGGTTATATGGATCTTTACCCATATCAATTATTGTAATTAATTCTCCAGGATATCCATTATCCACTAATTTAGTTGCAGCATTTACACCTGCTACACCTGCTCCTACTATTACTATTCGTTTATCCATTTGTAAATTTTATTATTTTAAATATATGAAAATAAAGTGTGGCCTCCAAATTTCTTTGAGGGCCACAGCTCCTAAATTTAAATTAATAAAATCGACAGGCTATGAATCTGTCTATATGTTATTTTTCTTTAACTGAATCAATTCCTCTTACTGTAAATCCAGTTCCTCTATATTTAGTGTCCTGGAGATAGTTAAAAATGGATTGATCGGTTTTAATGTCATCTTGGTTAACAGAAATAGTAATTGTATCCATATCTTTTTCACCATAAGGATCTTTAAGTTTAACTGTAACTTGATATTCTTTTCCTGGTTCAAGATCTTTTAAGTATCTTAAAGATCCTTCGCTTAGTACTTTTTTAATTTCTTCTTTAATAAGTTGTTTAAAATCAGATTTTTTCACAATTTATGTATTTTTAATTTTAATGTTCCTGTTCCTTTTATTACACGATGCCACTCGTGTCTTGGTATAAATATACGTTCTTTTAATGAAGTAGGCAAGCAATTATCTAATTGAAGTTTCCAATCTGTATCTTCTATAATTTCAATTGTTCTATCTTCATTATCGCGATGCCAT